CGCTTTCCGCGATCCAGCCTACGGCGGATTCGGGAAGTATTACGGTGGAGCTTCTACCCGCCACTTCGGATGGCCAGCTTGCTTCTGGAGATCAAGTCCAGCGCATGACCGCGCCCCTGAACCCCGAAATCATGGTAGCCGTGCCAGAGCTTAAAGCGGCCTTCGATGCTGTGATTGCGGCCATCCCCGCAACCCAAGCCTACTTGGCCAGCCAACAGGAGGAGACATCCAATGAATAAACAAGTAACACTCACAGAAGCCGAAGCCCGCATTGTCATGCAAGCCTTGGACATCGCCACCAAGGCAGGAGGGCTCAACGCCGCATCCCAGCTATTGCCTGTGGCCGTCTCTATTGAGAAGCAGTTGACGGAGGGTGAGACTCGGAACCCCGAATAGTGAGCCATTTTCACCCTTCCATGAAACAAGTTTACCTCCAAGTTGTCCTTTTCGCTTTAGCGCCGGTGATCGGGTTGGCCAATTGGAGGACGCTGCGCGCGGCCCTGAAGCTGGCTCCTGATCTTTGCGCTTTGGAGGCCAAAACAGACCATATCGGATCGGCCCGCCACCTAATCACCTACAACCGCGTCCGAACGGCGCTGCGGCGGGCTGGCGCTATCGAATCGTCTATTACCGGGGCGGTGGTGCATATCGCGGTCGCGCTGGCTTATTGTAGTCGTCAAAAGATTTGACACATTGTTTGTTCCCTGCACTCTGACAACACCTATGAAATTCCTCATTCTTTTTACAGTGTTGCTACTCACGCTTTTCGTGTCGCTGCCAGCGCAGACGAGTGATCCATCCATCCGCGATACTGCGCTATACAAGCAATTGGCAGAGTATATGCCGCTGCTTTTGGAGGACCGCGGTCTGGGCACAAATTCATTTGCACGGTTCGGGACAGTAACAGTCGGCCTGCCTGGGGGCGGCGCCGCACTTTACATCAACGCAAACGCCGAAGCTGAATTTACTGGCCCGATCAATGTTGACAGCATTGCCTTCAATGGTAATCCGGCTACCACCCGCGCGAACATGGGGTTAGGCTGGCCAGCCTTGACCAATAGCAATTCGGCCACCCATTTGCTGGGGTATTTTCATGGGGGCTTGGGCACAAATCACTATCACGTTGTTTCACCACCCTGGCTCAGATTCACAAACTGGGTTGAAATCAGTCAGCTTTTCATTGGTTTGGAGATAGAATTTGAGGAGGGTCCAGATGGTATAGCCGCAACCAACACGCGCGCGAATCTTGGATTGGGTGGCGGGATTACCACTAACAAGACGTTTATTTTTAACAGTGGGACTAACCTTGTTACTAATACGATTACAATTAGCAATGGCATTATCAAAGGATGGACGCCGTGAGTATCGAGCACGACACGCGCGGGCATGCTCGCTTTAGTTTTTCGGTCCCTGAAACCATCGGGCTTGCGACCGGTGGCATTGCCATCATGTCTGCGGCCAGTTTATGGATGAGCCTTCCACACCGGGTAAATGCCGCGGAGGAGGCCAATCGGAAACAAGACGCCCATATTGCCTCCCTCACCGAATCGGCCAACCTCCGAAACGAAAAGGTGGCTGCGTTGGTTGCCATTGTCGAAAGTATTGACAAACGAACGCAACGCATCGAACACTCTCTTTCCAATCAATAACAACCATGGACCACTAACATTATGAACTGGCGCACCACTTCTTTAGGCCTACTTACGGCTTTAACCAGCATCCTATCCATCGTTTCTGCGGTGGTGAAACAGGAGCAGATTCCCGATCTTCCAACCCATATTGCGGCGATCACCGCGGGGTTCGGTCTGCTATTTGCCCGCGATGCGGCGGCAAAGTAAATACATTGCCCTTGCGTGGGCTATCGGCTGCGCCTTGGGCACGGTTTTGCTTCTGACATCGTGTGTTTCCTGTCCTATCCCTCCGGTCGGAGAAAATGCCGGCCGTTACGGATACATCGACATCCGGGTGCAATACCGACCCAATTTCGACACGGTTTGGACAGCCATGAAACCAAAACAAGAACGTGAAATTACATCAAGCAAATGAAACTTCCATTTTTCATCGAGCGATACGTGGTAAAATTGGCTATTAGCCGGTCTGGCGCGTTTCTCACTAAAGCTGTTAACGGCATGATTGCGGCGGCCATGGCTTACTTGGCGGCCAAAGTGCCCGGAGCCGAACAGTATATCAACGAGTATGTCCTGACCGGACTGTTGTTTTTGCTCATTGACTACCTCTACAACCTGATTCCGCAAGATATTCAGAAGCGGTTTGGCAAAGAGCTTCAGGAAGCGATTAACCAGTTGCGCGGAACCCATCTAAAAACAGACGGATATGTGGGGCCGGTCACGGTGAGCACGGCGGTAACTGAGTTGCAGAAATGACGATTCGGGATGACCACTGGATTGAAGGAGTCCAACACGACCGGATAAAGGGGGGCGCGCCTATGCCGGTGCGCCGGTGCGTGGTGATCCATTTCACAGCCGGCGCGACCGCGCGAAGCAGTGTTAATTTCTGGAAAACCAAGGCGGCCAAAGGCGCCAGCGCGCATGTGGTGATCGACCGGGACGGCACGATCATTCAGTGTCGGCCGTTTAACCGGACCGCGGGGCATGCTGGCGTAAGCCGGTGGCATGATCCCAAGACCGGAACCCTATACGATGGCCTGAACAACTGCTCGATTGGCATTGAGTTGGCCAATGCTGGAGACAATTCAAAGCTGGCTCGCAAGTGGAGCAAGTTGCCATTGGTGGAGGCCGCACACCACAACGGCGGACGGGTCAAAGAGTGGGAAGCCTATCCGCCGGCGCAGCTGAAAGCCGTGACCAAACTGGTGCAGGCATTAGTCAAACGCTACCGGCTGGATGACATCACCGGTCACGATTGTATTGCGCCGGAGCGAAAAGCCGACCCGGGGCCAGCTTTCCCCATGGAGAAATTGCGGCAAGCCTGCGGACTGTCGGGCTTGCCGGTTGTTCATCGGGTGTAATTGGCCTCCAACCACCACACAGCGATTCCGCCGTTTCCCACTTCAGCAACGTGCTCGCAGTTGTCGGAAATAACGCCGTGATCCTGCAAGGCGTTCATTACCTCCACAACATCGTATCCTTCGGCTTCGATGTAGGCTTGGAGCGTTTGGCTCATAAAAGCCAAGAAGGCAGGCGCGAGCGCAAATTGCGCGGTTCGAGCATGGTTTCAAGAGTGGACACGACTCTTTGCGGCTTAATGTCGGCCAAGGCGACACAGTGACCGGTTTGTTCGCAGGGGCCGCCTTGGGGCCATTCACGGCCGGCGCGCTTGTGGTGGCGGCACGGGGCGCAGCGGGCGCAGCCTTGCAGGGCTTTGACGCTGGGATAGTAAATAGTCCGCTCCTTCCATGAGAACGGTCCAAACAATGCCACGGTGGGAACGCCCAAGGCTCCGGCAACGTGGAGCAGGCCGGAGTCTGGCGCGATAAATCCGTCACAGGTGGACAGGATCGCGGCCGATTGGCGGAAAGTCAGCGGCCGGTTACACAGGTTAACCAGCCCCAATTCCGCGGAATCGTCGGCTTGGGCCTCGCCGTGCGCGCCGAATAGAAGCACCTCGTATTTGCGCTTGGAGAGCAGTTCTTCAAGTAGCGGCACCTGATGCGGATAGGTGCGACACAGAGCGGTGGCGCGAACGTGCATGCCGATCCGCGGGCGGCCGGTCTTGGGAACCTCCTTTTGGGCGAACTCGGCTTCTTCGAGGCTGATCTTGTAGCGCGGGCGCTTGTCTTGCAGTTCGAGGCCAAGGGCATCGGCGTAAATGTCGGTAGGATGGACGCCGGGATTGCGCTGGATGAGCATTTCCACGGCAAACACGTTGTAGGCAAACGAGTAAACCGTTGCCTGTGTAACCGGATACGGCACCTGTTCGTAATTCAGCCCCAAGCCATCAAAGACGCGGTGATGCTCGGTGCCGACTGTCAGGCCCAAACACGCATCAGGGTTGTTGACTCTCCAACCGCGCAGGACCGGTTCGAGAAACATCATGTCGCCCCACCCTCCAGGGGCAACGACCAGCAAATCGCCGGCCGTAATTGGATTGAACTCTGTAATACAAGCCTCGAATCGCTCCGGCCGCATGGCCATGATTTCGCCCACGTTGACATCTTCCGTCAGGCAATCGACGCCGTGCGGGAAATGCAGGTGGGCAACCTGCACGTTTTGATCGAGGGCCGTGAGCCAATGCACCCCGCCGTGATATTCGGATATTTTGAATTGTCAAAATAATTGACAAGTTTGGTGCTTGGGCAAAAGTCGCGCCAATGAGCACAGCCATTGCCAATTTCGACAACGTAGATACCGCCACCCTCGAAGCTGCCCTTTTGGGGGCCAGCACCGAACCGCAGCCGGTGGCGGCTGCCGATCTGGAACCTGCCGCCGCGGAGAGCACTACTCCTGAAACTGGCGCGCAGGCCGTCCAACCGGCGGGCGGGGAGCAAGCGCAAACCGAAGCGGAGCAGGGTTCTTCTCCTTCCACTGCTACCGATGACGCCCCGCCCGCCTCCGCGGACATTGAAAATCCGGCGGCCGTGACCGAATTTTCCAACTTGGCAGAGGACGAGGCCCGCGCCTTGGAAATCCGCAAGCGAAATCCCGATTTGAGTCTGGAGGAGTCGCTTTCCAGGGCGCGCGAGCAACTTGGACTTGTTCAACATCCTGAACAGCAGGGCGAGCCGGAACCAACGCTCGAAGATCGAATTGCCGCCGTTGAATCCGCGCTGGACGAAGCCGGAGCCAATGACGGACTTTTCACCACGGAAATTGCCAATTTGACCAAAGAGCATGCGCGGCTACTGGCTGAACATGCTGTGCAACGCGCAAATCAAGTTCGGCATGATGAGGTCCGCACGGCAGAAATGCGCGAGCAACGCGAATCCAGTTATCAAAGGGCGGCCTCCATGTGCCCCGAAGCCTTGGATTCCAACAGCACTATCGGACAATCACTTTCAGCGGTCATTGCAGAGGCAGAGGCGACCCAAAATCCCCTCCTCTACGATCCGCAGGCACCGGAGTTATTTTTGGCTTTGGCCAATGCCCGGTTGCCGGAAGCGCAGCGCGTCGAGTTGAAACGACCGGCCGCTACGACCAACCCAACGCCAAGCGAAGCGCAACCCGCGCCAGCGCAGCCCGCCAAGCCTTCACCGGCCGGCGTGCTTCCGGTGGCCGCGAGCGCGCGAACCGCGCAACCAGCAACCCGAATGATCGACCCTGCCAATCTGGACAGGGCCATCAAAGAAGCCCCGACTGATGTTCTGGAGGCGGCCCTGCTTGGCGATAGGACGAACAACGTCCTGTTGCGCTTGTAGCGCGCGGCTTCCGTTCAGCGGACGGAAAAGCAAACCAACAACCAAACAAACCTAATCGCTTCTGTTGCCGAAAGGATTGGCAACGACGCAAACCGCCATTATGGCCTCATACGAAAAACCCAATGTGCAAACTCTCTCTGAGATTTTGTCGGCGTCTCCTGACGCCTCCAAAGTCGCGTGGGCAGAGCTTGCTATCCGCAAAAGCAACGATTACTCGGTGCTTTACGACAACCTGACCGGCAAAATCGGTTCGGGAAAAGCCTTCATCGAGCACAGCGATCTGCGCGTCACCGCCGGTAACGAAGTGGTGATCCCGCTGGTCGGCGGTGCTCGCGGTCCCGGCGTCCAAGGCGCGGGCGACCGTGTTGGCAACGAAAAGAAACTCGTCCCCAAGGACTTCCGCTTCAAAGTGGGTCGCTGGTGGGATGGTTTCGCTATCAACAGCGTTGCCCGCAACGAAACCATCATCGGTGGTAAGTGGGACCGCGCGGCCATGGAGTTCCTTGCTCGCAACCTTCGTATCAAAAAGGTTGACGATATGCTGATGGAGCTTCGCCGGCGCGCCAACGCCCGCAACACCATCCGTCCGAACAACAAAACTTCGCGCAATGCGCTTCGCACCGCGGACGTTTTTTCGACGGCTACCGTCCTTCACGGCGTCAACACCCTGACTTCGCTTGCGGCCAAGCCGGTGAGCCTCGGCAAATCTTCTGCCGGTGCCCCGATCCGCGAGTTTGTGTTCCTCGGTGACAACAACGCCTTGGAGAGCTTCCGCAACAGCGCGACCTACCTTCAGGCCGCTCAATACGCCGATGTGCGTGGTTCGATGAACAGCCTGTTCACCGGCAACATCCTGCCGTGGAACGGAAACCTCATCTATTCGTGGGACATCGAAGATCCCGAAGATCTGGCTCCGGCGGGCTGCCCGCTTGTTCCGCGCGCCTTCTTGGGCAACGCGATTGCGTCCGCCACGACCGCAGTGGACATCACCGGCGGCGGTTCCGCGACCAACGCGGCCGACACGGACGTTCGCTTCTTCGGTTACTTCAGCAACGCGGCTTACACCGGTTGCGAAGGCGCCAAGATCACGGCTGACACCGCGACCGACCGCTATGTGGCGATCCTGAACCTCTCCGGCGCAGACGCCGGCAAGGTCATGTTCGCTTCCTTCCGCGTGAACAACGGAAACAAACTGACGATGGTCAATCGTCTCGGCGCAACCGCCACCGGCGCGCAGGTGACTACCTTGGGTAACATTACTTGGGGCACCGGCACCTACGGCGGCGTTGACCTCGCCACCAGCGCGGCCTCTGGCAGCCTTGTGGTTGAAGTCAACAGCCATGGCGTTCCGTTCGGCTTCATGCTCGGCCTCGGTGAGATGGCCGGCGTGATGGGCCACGGCTCCATCGACGGCGCCAGCGCCATCGGCAAACGCACCGAAGAACACCTGAACCACGACATGGACCACGCCATCGGCATGGAAACTGTGTTCGGTTCGCGTGCTTTCGAGCGTATCGACGGCCAAGTGGGGGGTTACACCCTCCTCGAAGTCGCCTTGCCGCTGCGCGGTTTCCCGACCGTCAGCTAATTGGTATCTCGATCACGGCGGGCCGGAGCAATCCGGCTCGCCCTATCGGGGTATCACCCGCAAGGAGCATGAACAAAGTCACCATCGTAATCGAAGTGCAAGAAGCCACGGCATTTGCCGTGCATCCCATCATCGGGGCCAGCGGCAAAACCTACGGCCACGCTATGTATGATCCCAAGCGCGGCGCCATGGCGTTCCGCATGAGCTTGGAGGAATGGCGCGCGGCCAAGGCTGATCTGTGTCTGGCTAATCGGCCATTCTACGGATTGATCTATGATGTCGAAGTCGAGCCAGAGGTTGTTTCAGCCAGCATCGCTCAAACACCACTGACCGCCAAACCGCTTTCGCCACAGGAGGCTTTGGCTGAAACCAACACTTTGATTGGAAAAATCTCTAAACTTCGCCGCAAGAAGAAATGACCGTAGCAGAAGCACAGTCTGATTTGCTTGGCCTGATTGGCATCGAGGACGCGCAATATGCGTCCACGCAGGTCAACACCCGCATTTTGTCGGACATCAATGCCACCCTGCAAAAGCTGTGGACCATGCTGCCGCCGTGGTGGAGCACCAAGACTACCGGCGAGCTATTGCGCGCGCCGGTTCAGGTCAGCGGACTCACGGTGACGGCCGGCAGCAAAACAGTGGTGACGGCTGGCACCGGCACCCTGCCGGTCTGGAGCGAAGCCTGTGCCATCCGCATCACCGGTGATCCGCGGGACAACGAGATTGTGACCAAAGACAGCGCGGCGGCGTCATTTACCTTGGCCCTGCCCTATGCCGGACAAAACGCGGACGGCGTGACGGCCACGGTTTACAACGACTGCATCACCCTGGGAACGTCTGTCAGCGGCGTCCAGCCTCCGGTTATCATTCTTGGCGAGCATGAGCTTGTTCCGCTGCGCAGTCAGCGTGACGTTCACACTTTCGCGCCAAGTGTCGGGCACAACCGCGAAGCAGTCTATGGCCAGATGCACGACAGTTTTGTTGTGGCCGAACAGAGGGATGTGGACGTTCCTATCGGCTATCTGGTCGAGCGCGGCCTGACGGCGACCGGCCGCGTGATCAACCGGCTGCGCGTATCCCCCTTCCCTGACAAGCAGTATGTGGTGCAGTTCGAGGAGCGGGCAGAGGCGCCGCGCATTGCCAGCCTTTCGCCGGGGCTGACCGAAATTCCGATTCCGCAGGATTACGCGGAGTCAATTTTCCTGCCTATCCTCCGGTATCAGTTTACTACGCAGAAGCATTTCGACGCATCCGCCATCCGTGCCGCACTCAAAGAACAATATCAGGAAGCCTTTCAACTGTTGGCCAAACTGAAGCCCCAAATCGCCCGTGCTGGGCATGTGCGGGTCAGCGATCACTGGTAATGCAATATGCACGTATTAACACGTTTTCGGGGCTGAACGCCACCGATGACACGACCAACGCACCGCAAAACAGTCTGGCGGTCGCGGAAAATATCTTTGTTCGTCCCGCGGGCGCGCTGCGCCGTGCGCCGGCTTTTTCCAAGCTGTGGAACATGCAAAACCTACGCAGTTATGTGGAAGATGATTTGGGGCTTGGGCCGGGGGATGGCGTTGTTTTATTAAAAGTCCAATGTCCCCAAGGCGGAAGCTCCAGCCAGCGAATGACGGTTTTAGTTGCCTATGATTGCGAGAATTGGACAACGCAAGGATGTTTTTTTGTTGGCCGCGCAGACGGCTCAATACCGACAACAGACGATTTGGCTGGCATCGCCTTTCCGTCAACACCGGGAGCAGGATCAGACCCAATTTTAGAACGGCAATTTAATGTTGAGGTTATTGATATAATCACCGGCCTTGCCGCTGGCAAACGCATGTATTTCTCCCGTATTTACTCAGAGATATGGATTGGCAACGGCGTGGACCAAAATTGGATTTACAATCCATCAACCGAGCAGATTCGCCCGGCCGGCACTAACAGCACCCCGAGCAAACCTTTAGTTGGATCCGTGCTCAGTTTGCCGGCTGCCGCCGCGGTGCAGCCAACTTTAAGCGTAGTGACGGCCGGAACCACGGTTGTCACTACCGGAACAACCACAACCACGACAGGCACCTCAACCTTAACTTTTACAGCTGATCCAATCAACTTTAGCGGAACAGCGGGCCAGAACATTAGAGTGCGCATTATTCCTTCTGGACTAAACACTTCCATTACCAGCACTCGAACTGGCGCTGGCACGGCAATTAGCCCGTTTATTTACACTTTGACACTTGGCACCACGGCACCTCAAAGCAGTGCAGATGCTATTCGCAGTTTTGTCGCTGGTGATTACAACGCAACTGGAGTCCTGTCGGTTTCCGTTACGACTTTTGGACCCGATGCAAACCCTGCCCTGACGCTGGCCACAACGGCGCTTACCGGTGGCTCCGATGCGGTAGTGGCAGGTGGTCATCCGCCAAACAGCCGTTATAGGTTTGCCGCCACACTGTTCGATCCAGGGCCTTTTGGTGTTGGCCTTGGCTACGAAGGTCCGGCCGGCGCCTTGAGCGATGAAGTAATAGGGACCGGAGCTAATGACTTTACCGTAACTGTCGCGCAACAGTCGGGTGCAGGAATACGCTTTACTAAACAAAACATTTGGATGCGTGAATATCTGGGGCCTTCTTACCCGATAAACCCAGACGGACCGTTTGTGTGGCGCAAAATCATGACGGTAAACAATGCCAATGGTTCATATCGGATTACCAAAAATTTTGACACGTTGGAAGTCAGCGACGAAGCGCCGGCACAAGGCGTCATTCCTCCTTGCACCATGTTTGAGTTTGCCGGCGACCGAGTTTGGGCCAGCGGCAATGCCGCTGAACCATACCGAATATGGCTTTCCAAACTAAAAACCGAGACGGAGCAAGTGCCCGAAGGATGCGACATCACAAGCTATCTTGACATCGAGGGGAAAAAGGACGAGCCAAGCCGACCGCGTATAACGGCATTAAACAAAATAGAAACGCGCGTTCAGGTTCACACAGACCGATCTATTACTATGATTGAGGGGAGCACTTTGAACCGCATTGTCAGCCGTTCAGACTTTGGAGCGATTAACCCCGCCTGCCTTGCAGCATGGAGTCGGCCGGAAATCGTTTATCTGGGTAGCGATGGCGTTTTTTACAAAATGGTCAACTCGCAGTATTACCGGTCACAGCCCGCGGCGGACACGGGATGGCCAATCATGCGGAAACAAATCAATATCCCGCAGTTAGTTAGCGATCCGCAAAAATGCAATATGCTGGCTGATGCAACCAACAACATTGTCATGGCTTGGTTGCCGGTGACTGTGGGCGGCGATGGTTTTGCGGCGTTTGCTTTGGATTTAGAATCAAACGCTTTGACCGGACCCATCGAATGGCCGCGTTTGCTTTCGTGCTCTCCGGTCAGTTCTGGCGACAGCAAGTATGTGGGCTGCGACTACAATGGCGATTTGTTTGTTTTTAATCTGGGAGCAATGTTCAACGATCAGTTTAGCAGCAATTCGGCTTTTCAGTTGCGAGAAAACGATACCCAGCCCACATATCAGCAACGCGCCAGCGGCTTGCCGATATTTTTTATTGATGACGAAACGGGCCGGTGGCTTTCTCGCGGTTTTAAGTGCGTATTTGAGACACAATATCTTGATTTTCAGACACCTAACGAACGCAAGGGCTTTTACACGCTTGAATGGACCGTAGCGCGCTACACCAGGGCAATCATCAAAATAATCCTGACCAGCGATGATGGCCACACTCAAACATTTGACTGCGGGGAAATGTATGGCAGGGAGCGAAACAAGATTGCTTTCATGATTAGCGGTAACGCCATCAAAGTGCGGTTTGAGGCTATTGTGGCCGAGGACAAACCCTTCATTGTCCGCGACTTAACTATTGGCTACGAATTGCAGACAAACGCCGGCGGATTCTTTTTTTGAAAAAACCGGTTGACGGTGACTAACACCGCGGGTATTGTGTAGGTATGCCAAGCCAAAGGGCCGCCAATAAAAAGTGTATAGCGACATGGGTCGATAAATCCGTGAAGCGGCAGCTTGAGCAGTTAGCAAAAAAGCAAGGAAAGCCATTGAGTCAGCTTGTCAATGAGCTTTATGAATATCATCTTAATAAGGCTACGTCTAAAAAACCGTAACCTTGAAATCATTTATTCCATGCCCATCAAGCAAGCCCACCAAGTCAAGAAAACCGCACGGGACAAGAAGGCCCTGATCGCCATCTATGTTTCGAGAGACGTTCACGCCGGACTCAAAAAGCTGGCCGATCAAGACGGCCGCACATTGAGCAACTACCTCAATCGGATTTTGTCTCCGGTGACTAACACCTAATATGTCGGACGTTTCCCTCATGGCTGTTTACTCGCTAACGCTTGCCGTGTGCGCCGGATGTTTTGGTTTTACGCTTGGCCGGTGGCTGGGTGAACGCGCCGGCCGCAATGAGGCCATGGTTGAAGAAGCGTTGTGGAAGGCCATCGAGAACCAGCGCAAAGCAGAGGCGCGCCAGGTAATGATTTGGGATCCGTCTCTGGGGGGCGGAGCCAACTAACTAACCACCCCAGAACAAAGGAGAAACAATGAGCATACTGAAAACCGTGCGGACCGGCAAAGTCGTTCGTCCGCAGCGCGGCGTCATTTATGGCGTCGAATCAGTCGGAAAGACCACGCTGGCGGCACAAGCCCCCTCGCCTCTCTTTCTGGACATCGAAGGCGGATCATCCCACTTGGACGTTCCGCGGCTGGAAATCAAAAACTGGAATGACATGCTGGCCGCGCTGGATGAACTGGCCGCCGGCGGTCACGGCTACCAGACAGCGGTTGTGGATTCGGCCGATTGGGCTGAACGCCTCGCCATCGAGAACCTGTTGGCCGAAACCAAGCAGCCAAGCATCGAATCATTCGGTTACGGCAAAGGCTGGGTTCAGGCCGCGGAGCGGTTCGCCCGCTTTCTTGCCAAGCTGGATGCCTGTGTCGAGGCCGGGATGCACGTTCTGGTGATCGGCCACGCGCACATTCGCCGCGTCGAGCCGCCGGATCAGATGGCCGCTTACGACCGCTACGAGCCGAAGTTGGGCAAGCAGACTTCGCCTCTCCTCAAGGAGTGGGCGGACGAACTCTACTTTGCGCAGTTTAAGACCAAGCTGATTGAGGCTGACTCCGGCAAAATGAAGGCCCGCGGTGGCAAAGAGCGCGTCCTCTACACGACCCATTCGGCTGCCTACGATGCCAAGACCCGCGCCGGTCTGGCCGAGGAGTTGCCGCTGGAGTGGGCGTCGATTGCGTCCGTATTCCCTGACTTGAGTTCAGCCAAACCAAAGGCAAAAGCGGCAAAAGCCAAAGCTCAACCGTCCGCGCCGGCCATTGCCGACCAAGTGCTCGAAGCCATTGGGGAATCTTTGGCCATCGAGGACATGGAAGGCTTTTTGCGCGCGAAAGGCCAGATCGGGGCCGGTCAATCGTGGAAAGACGCTGACCAAGCGTTTCTTGAACGGATTGTGGAACACCCCACCCGCTTCATTGGCGCGGTGCGCACCCACTACGTCGAACGTCAAAAGGAGGCGGCATAATGGACCTCAAGAAAATGCGGAACCTTTACAGTCACTTGGACATTAACGAGCGGCCGAAGGTAAAAGATCAGTGGTCTTTTTTGCGCTACCAAGCCATCCAAAAAGAAGTCGAACATCTGGAATTGCCCGCGATTGCGCGTGTGCGCGCGGCCGTGTCGGAAACTGTCACATTCCGCCGCCTGATTGCACACAGCGACACGCTCGAAGGCTTGGCCGAGGCGCTACGCACTTATTACACCCCCGAAGTCGAGGAGGCGGCATGACGGCCGAACTTGTCCGCCGGCTTGGAGCCATCGACTACCGCGGCGACCGACCGTGCGTCCCACAAAGCCGCATGGCTGAACTGGCAATCGCTTTGGACCGTCCGCGTCAAAAGCTGATCGCCCGCGTCCTCGAACTTATCCGCAAACGCTACAAACACCATGAGCAGAATCCGTCATTCCGCGCTTCCTAAACTGGAGCAGTGTCCCTGCTACGAAAGCAATCCGGTGGCCGGACCGGCTGCGCAACGAGGCTTGGCTTTGGACGCAGCCCTGCGGTTGCTTCTTCAAGACGATGCCCGCGGCATGGAGCCGTTGCCCGATGCCGACCGCGAGGCGGTGCGCTGGGCGGCCGAAACCATCATGGCTTTGGCCGGCGATTACGCCATCGAAGTCCGCGAGGAGGAGTTGCGCATGCGAACCCCCGGTATCGAACACCGCGGCACAGCAGATGTCGTGTGCTCTGGCGCCGGATGGGTGGGTGACTTGAAAACCGGTCAGGTCCGCGATTACTACGGCCAGATGGCCGCGTATGCGTGGGCTTTGATGGAACAGCATTTCGCCACCGAATGGACAGCATACCTGATCTTTTGCGATCAGAAACAAGTCGTGACACACAAGTTTACCTATGCGGAGGCAAAGGATGCCGTCGAAAGGATTGTCAACTACGCCCGCGACCCATACCGCGAGCCGCGCGCCTGCGAATACTGCGGGTGGTGCAAGTTGCAGGACCGGTGCCCCGCTGTTGTGCAGCCGGTGACTAACACCTTCGAGCTTGTCGAGAAGGAAAAAGGATTAAGTGCTCTCCGTGAGCGGTTGTTGTCCGATCCGGCCAAACTTGGACAGTTCCTTGCGGACGCTAAACTGTTCGCCAGTGAATTGATCACCCCGCTGCGTGACGAGGCCAAGAAGATGCTGGCCGCCAACCCTGAAGCCATTCCGGGCTGGCAAGTGTCGCCGGTCAAAGGCCGCGAGCACTTCGACCATATCGCCATCGTGCAAACGGCGGCGGCCTCGAAGTGCGGCATGGACAGCCTTGTGCTGGCCATGGGCGGGAAGATGGACGGCAAGGACTATCGCGCATGGTGCGCGAGCATGAACCAGCCGGTCGATGAATCTTTTGCCCGCGTGGGCGAAGGAACAACCCAACTGCGGCAGGCAAAGGCTTCCGCAAAACCAAAAACCCTGAAGGAGAAATAATGAAATACACCTATTCGGAACCCAAGCCGATGGGCGCGCCTCTGCGCCCTGGGCACTACAAAGTCGAGATTACCGATGCCATCGAGAAGCAGTCGAAGGCCGGCAACGAAATGATGGAGTTGGATTTGCTGGTGATCGAGCCGCGCGCGTTCTACGGCTCCACCATGCGGGACTACATTGTGAACAGTGAGAAAATGCGCTGGAAGGTCAACCAAGTGATCGCGGCCATTGGCATGAGGCTGGAGGAAGGCGACTCCGGCGACCTCGAACCCAAGCACATTGTCGGCAAAACCGCTATCGTGCGCGTTGAGTTGGAGGCCAACCCCAAGGGCAAAGACCCGGACAAGCTGTGGCCGCGCCCGAAGAACTACCTCTGGGGCGACCGCGCCGACGAAGTGGACTTGGGACCGGATGCCGATGAGGCGCCGGCCGCTCCGGCTAAAAGTGCGCCTGCGGTGACTAACACCTCCAAAGACGCCGACCTCGAACTCGCGGACGATGACATCCCGTTCTGACATGAACGCGATTCAACTCCCCCTGTGGGCTGCGGCTGCCAGCTATCCGCTGGCGGCCGGCAGCAAAACCGGCGGAACATCCGAGGAGGCAGCCAAGAAGATTCACGCCGCACGGCTGCGCAACAAAGCATTGCGCGTCTTGCAAACGAATCCGGGCGGTCTGACCGCGGATGAAATCGCGGCCGAGCTTGGAGAGTCCATTCTTTCCATTCGGCCGCGGGTTTCCGAACTGAAACGGCTTGGCGAAGTGGAAAAGACCCGCGAACGCCGGCGCAACTTCAGTGGCATGTCTGCCAGCGTTTGGAGAGCGGTATGATCGAACAACTGGCGCTTTGCTTGGCCATCGGCGCGTTCATTTACCTCGTTCTCGTTGTGTTTATCGACCCATGGGACAGATAACCGTAGGCCGCATCAGCTTCGGGCCGGTGCTCCCCGACAACATCCTTACCAAGATGTCCGTCGAGGACCGCCGGCAGCTTGGCAAGGCCGGCAAGACGGCCGCGGAGTGCCGCGGAGAGGCCATCGTCAAGGACGAGAAGGAGATTCAGAAGCAGGTAGGCAACTACCTGCGCCTCCTGAACCTCTGGCACGACCAAGACGGCATGCACAAACGCCGCACCGGCACCTTGGGCGCCCCCGACTTCCAGTTCCCCTACCGAGGCCGGTATGTCGCATGGGAAGTGAAGTGCCCCTGGAGCCGGTCGCTGCGGCCGGACCAGCAAAAGGCGGCGGACGCCATCGAGAAGCAGGGCGGCCGGTGGAGGCTCATCACCGGACTGCATGAGGCGCAAGCCCACCTGCGAGAAATTGACCAAGAGGATGAGCCGAAAATGCAACTGGAATCGGCACAAATCAAGTAGCAGCATGAAGATTGAACCGTCTTTTTGCGATCACTGGAAAACCAAGCGTCTGCACAAGACCTGTGGCGCGGAAGCCGTCTTGGGCCTCCTGCGCTTATGGGGCCAAGCCAAGATCAAAAGGCAATACACCGGACTTGTGCTCAACCCTACAAGACTCGCTGCCGTAATGGAGTATTGCGGCGACGAGGATGCCCTGTGGCGAGTTATGACCGATCCGGCGGCCGCATGGCTTGACGAGGAGCCAAACGGCACATGGGCGTTGCACGGCTACGCGGAACACCAATCGCAGATTATTCGTTTGTGGGAAATTGGGAAGAAGGGCGGCAGACCTAAGTCTGACTCTCCTCCCCCCACACCCCCTACCTCTATTAATACATCTTCTTCCACTTCCACTTCACCCATTAGCGAACCAAATGGAAACCATATGGTTTCGGAGCCTCCGGTTTATTCCACGCCTTCTCTGAAGGATTGGATTGAGCAGTGCGGTATGGCGGGGATTGAGAAAGGAGTGGCAGAAGAAATCTGGCACGACAACGAGGGACGAGGCATGGACCGGTGGGGATATTGGCTCGATTACCGCGGCAATCCTATTCGCAACCCGATTTCAAACGCGAAAAGCCGCGCGGTCGGAATGACTCGCCGGAGCGGTGGTAGCGGCGGACAGTTGAAGGGCGGGACTTCGAGCGCGCCGAGCGTCTGGAGCCTGAAGGAGCGTATCGCGGCCGCACAGGTCGAAATAGACCGCATCCGGGCAAATCCCGAAAACAAAGAACAGGTCGATGGGTCATGGGACCGCCGGCTAAAGGCCGAGCCGGCCGCCAAGGTCAAGGAACTCAAAGCCAAGATCGACGGATGGCGGGCGCAGATGACCGAAGGAAAGGAGGCAGCATGAACAAACAATTAGCACAGGAACTTGATTCTTTTGCGCAAGATGTTGCGCGCCGGTTTTCAAAAAAAAGCCGCGCTGGAAACTTCAACAACGAAACTTTTGAAGTTGATTCGATTATACCAATGACAGATGCGACTGCGACCGTCATTTTTAAGAAGAATACAGGGAAAAAGGCTGCATTTTTCTTTTACCATGTTGGCCGCGGAAGCAGCGCAGGGTGGAAATACTTTGTGCCGACAGATGCCCACATTTTAGGCATGCACTCGTTCAATCACTACAAACTTGAAATTGAAAGGGGCAACTATTCTTTTAATTTTGAGTCGTCAAAAGCATTGACATGAGCCGATCACAGCAAACAAACAGGGCCGGTGACAAGACCGGCTACGATACCCTGGTTGCCGCGCTGGCTGCCCGACACGGCATTGCCAAAAGCCGCGGCAAACGCTTTGCCAAACTTCGCCCCTACAAAGACTCAGACGGCCGGTGGTATCTGACCAAGATGACCAAAGGCCAACTTAAACCCCCCAAGACATGATGGATCGAGAAGCCATAGCCAGCGGCATCATCAACCACCCCGAGTTGTATAAAGTCTGCGGTGGCTGCGGAGGCATCGCCAAAAAAGAAACCAACGTCTGCCCGATATGCAAAAGCTACCACTTCAACGACAATCCGTGGACCGTGATGAAACAGGCGGCTGATCTTGGGCAACGGCCGCCGGAAACCGTATTTGAATAACACTTATGCCAAGAGGAGCTGACAGAAAAGACACCAGAACCGCCGGCCAACACTTGATCGAGGCGCCGTATTGGAGCCGCGAAATCAGCCGCGCTGAATGGAGGGAAAAAATCTCCGAATTAGATAACCCCTTGCGCGGCGCCGTGGCCGCCATTGTCTGGTGGGATGTTTTTGCCGTGCGCATGTGGATTGACCGGTGGGATGACCTTGATGATCTGATTGGCAGCGCCGCGGCCGTCGAACCGGAGGCTTTGGTCGCCGGTCTGGTGCAGGTTGGCTACGCCGAGCATCGCGCCCGTAACCGCGTGTTCCCGCAACAAAACGCCGGCGCCCGCGGACGGCCGCGGAAAGTGCGCGCGGCATAGTTGTCAAAATAATTGACAATGTGAATAAGTGCGCGATTTTGCGCGGACTATGGCAAACAAACCATCCGGCGCGCGAGAGCGCGTCAAAGCGTTCGTCGCGCGCAATGGGTTCGTGTCAGTTGAACGAATCCGGCGTGCCCTGAAAAACCCACCCGTCCCATCGGCCACGATCCGCACCATCCTCAAAGAACTTGGTGCGCCAGCCGAGGCAGAGGCAACCACCACACCGGCCAAGGCCGCCAAACCGGCAAAAGTGCGCGTGCGTTCCCTGACCGATTTCCGCGCCGAGCACGACTACGCCGCGAAAATCGCGGTGGCTATCAAGGCGCATTTGTCAGACGGCTACCTGACCGAGCAGGAATTTAAGCTGGTGGCCGGCGTGCCCAACCATGAATGGCGCCGTTTTGCCGACCTTCCCGAGTTCAACGAAAACAAATTCAGGCGCCGCGACGTGACCTATTGGGCATCACCCAAGGTCATCCGGCAAATGAAAGAAATTGTCGGAGCAATATGAAAACCAAGCGCAAAACGAAATCCCTTGCGGAGTTTGCCGCGGACTACGAGAAAAGTCCCGAAGGACAGCAACGATACAGCGCCATGGCGCGCGTGTTGGAGCACTTGGAGTCAACCCGCCGCCAAACCAAGATTCAGGTGCCGGACGAAACGGTGGTCTTTGGCGTTTTCGGGGATACTCACTTTGGCAGCCACTTCGAGGACTTGGATGCACTCAACGCTTACGCGCAAGCGTGCCGGGACCGCGGAGTTACCTGCATGATTCATGCCGGCGACATTCTCGAAGGCCATAAACTTTACCGCGGGCAGGAGTTCGAGGTTCACGCTTTGGGATGGGAAGCGCAAAGCCAGTGGTTCAAAAAAGTCGCGCCGGATTTCGGCGTGCCAGTCTATTTCATCACCGGCAACCACGACATCAGCCTAAAGCGGGCCGCCGGCATCACGGTCGGCAAGGGCTTGGAGTTGCTGCGGCCAGATTGGAAGTTCATCGGGGAGGATCACGGCAACGTGACGCTGGAAACGCCATCGGGCCGGTCTTTCAAGGTCGGCGTGCTCCACCCTGGAGGCGGCAGCAGCTACGCCCTTTCCTACCGTCCCCAAAAAATTGTGGAGCAGATCGAGGGCGGCGCCAAGCCGGACATCCTCGCCATCGGGAATTACCACAAAGCAGATTGGCTTCCCTCCTATCGCAACGTCTCGGTGATCCAAGTAGGATGCTTCCAACGCCAAACGCCATTTATGATGACCAAGGGGTTGTCGGCCATGGTGGGCGGTTGGATTATGGAATACGCTCCGGGCAAGGCTTGCAGCCGCCAGCGGGCCGAGTTTTTTCCTTTTTATTGAGGCGCCGGTTATGAAGCGCGGATACCGCATCGCCTTGGCTGATGTGCCGGTGGCCGTGCTCCCGCTGGACGAAATCTGCTTCCCCACCGACGAGCGGGTAAATACCGGCGATTCGCTCTGGTGGATCGTCTGGCGCGGAAAAAAACCGGTTGCCTACGCCGGCCTCCGGCCCTGCAAAAACCCGCAAAACAAAGGGATCGGCTTTTTCTGCCGCGCCGGAGTCTTGCCCGATCACCGCGGCCGTGGACTGCAAAAACGCCTGATCCGGGTTCGCGAGCGCGCTGCGCGCCGGCTTGGGCTGAAAGAAGTGGTCACTTACTGCGCCCTGTGGAATTGCGCCTCGATCAACTCCCTCATCCGGTGCGGCTACAAATTGTATTGGCCCGCCTCGAAGTGGGCTGGCTCCGGCTCCGTTTACCTCTGCAAAAAACTCAAATAACCGGTTGACGTTATCCCAACAGTTGGGTATATATTGGTTGTATGAGAAACCCAACCAAAGCAGAAGTCGCGGAAGCGGGCAGCTTCGCGGGCCTTAAAGCCTACGAATCCGGCCAGTTTGACGCGGATAACGATGCCGCGGCGGAATACGAGCGGGCCGAACAATTCTTCGAGGAGTCCGACCCGAACGACCTCCGCATGCGGTTCAACCAGCAAATCAGCCAACTCCAAGAAACCGAGTCAGATGCCTACATCGTGGGGCGCCTGTCAGCAATGATCGGGTTCGCCTTGCAAGCCTCGCACTACGCACCGCTGACCAAGCACAACATGGAAATCTACTTCGCACTGAAGGAGGCAGCATGAAGAAAAACAAAACGCAATCGGCAGCCTTTCGCGTGGCCAGCAAAGCCACCTTCGACAATCCGGTGAGCATCATGCTCCTTGGCAAAGTCAGCAAGTTCGCCGCGGACCGGCTGGCGGAAGGCATGTCAGAGGATGACGCAGTGGCCTCGACGGCCGACTACATCCGGCAACTCAACGGCGAAAAGGAGGCGGCATGAGTGATTGGACATCATACCGCGACCGGATGCGCGATGCCTATGCCCCTGCGGCACCCGCCCCAAAACAAGATGACCCTCCGTGGCAACTCGACATCGAGCGCATGAAGGCAAGGGCCGCAAAAGACAACAAGACCCTACGCGACGAGTTGGAGGACAGCTACGCTGACTACCGCCAGAGCGTGAACAATGGATATTGCGAAAACGACCAGAGTGTTTGCGATCAATACAAAGCTGCCATCAGAGCCGCAAAGGAGGCAGAATGAATGATCAGCCGGACCACAACCACACGGCGGAAACCATCATCCCCTGCGATTGCGGCAGCGATCAAGCCAACTGGCGCGGTGACAAACACGGACAGAGAATGTATCTCTGTCCTGATTGCGCCGCTCACTACCCTGAACTACTGGCCGCGGAGAACCACTAAAACCATGAAACTGACCTGTCACCAATGCGGGGCCACCATACCCCGCAATCGCGTTATGAAGGCTGCCATGTCCGCAGCCGGTTCCAAGACCAACCAAGCAAAAGCTGAAGCGGCTCGACGCAACGGCAAACTTGGGGGTCGCCCCAAAAAAGCGGTGTAAAACAAAGTAGTCAAAATGTTTGACACCTGACCGGTTCGGTCGCACGTTCCCCGACATGAAGGGGAAAAAGAAAGCGGCCGGCCGGTCGGCCTATTGGCGCAAATACTACGCGGAAAACCTCGAGCGGGAGCGCGCCCGCAAACGCCAATGGTATCTCGACAACCGGGATGACACCATCGAGCGCGTAAAAGCCAGCCAGCGCAAAGCCGACCCCATCGGGCCGGTTTATCGGGTTGGCATCAAACGCCGGTATCTCATTGCCGGCGGCCGCGTTTATTTCAATTCCCGCTTGGGCTTCTCCGCATCAGAGCTTCGCCTGATCGCCCGCGAAATGGGGGCCGCTGCGAAATGACCTTTTTCTCACTCGACAGTTTTTTTTCTCACTCAAAAGAAAGGCGAGGGACGGAATCGAACCGTCGCATAGGGCTTTTGCAGAGCCCTGCCTTACCCGTCTCTGTCGGACATGAAAAATCCTACACTGTCATTTCTCACCTTTTCTCACCTGCCTAATGGCCTCGCTTCATCGTCGCCACAATTCGGGCTATTGGCATGTGAGCTACCTCGAAGCCGGCCAGTGGAAAAAGAAATCCACCGGCTTCCGGTGTGACGATCCCGACGAGACGCGCAAGGCCCAAGCCTTGGCCGCCAAGCTGACTTGCCGCGAGAAGCTGGCACCGGCCGCCGCGGCAGCGCCGGGATGGGATTGGGTGCCGGTCTTTATCAAGGCAGTCGCCCGCGCGCCTCGAACCCTCGAAGCCTACAAGCTGCGCTGGCGGCGAGTCCTGCAATTCCTAATCGAGCACAACCTGAAGCACCCGCAATCCGTCCGATACGAACATGCGGAAGCCTACCTGCGCTGGCGCGAGGCCCAAAAACGCCACGCCGGTAAGCCGATCTGCCACAACACAGCGGTTATGGAGGCCAAATTCATGAAAACCGTGCTGGCCGAGGCCGCGTTGCGCGAAATGGTAGATCGCAGCCCATGGGCCGCCTTCCGGCCCCGCAAGGACGATACCGACGAGAAACCGGAAATCACCGTCACCGAGGCTGCCCAAATCGAGCGCGCCCTGGATGCGGCACCGCCCTGGATGCGCCGGTCATGGCAGATTGCAATGGCCACCGGCTGCCGGTTGCGCGAGACGCGCATCGAGATCCGCCGGCAAGTCAACTTCGAGGAAGGCACCATCTTGTTCCCCTCGCCCAAAGGCGGCCGCCGGAAGGCTTACGCAATCCCGCTCCCCAAATCCCTCCGGCCGGCTTTCGAGGCGTGGCTGGCCGCCGGGGACCGGTGGACCCTGACCATGCCGCCCTGCCCCTCGAAGGATTGGCGGTTCTTCCTCGATGACTTGGGCATGCCTCACCTGTGCTTCCACTGCACCCGCGTCACCTTCATCACCAAGCTGGCGCGCGCCAACGTGCCGCTGGCCGTGGCTATGCGGCTGGTGAACCACGCGAGTAAGACGATCCATCGCATCTACCAGAGGATAAACTTGGACGATCTGCGCCAATGGGCGGACAAGGTATGAGCCATGAAAGGGGGGAGGCAATTCGCCCCCCCCTATCAAAAAGTGATGAGTTTTCGTGACATGCTTCAAAATACCGGTTGACCGAAACCCATCTGTTGGGTATGTATTGGTTGATGAAAGCAAAACCCCTGACAGTCAAACTGGCCCACCGGCCAAACCCCGACCTGTTCGACCGCGGCGGATACTGGGACGAACCGGCCGAAAGCGGCAAAACCCAAGCCGTGCCGGTCAACACCTACGCCGAAGCGTCGAAAGTCTGCCAAGACTACATCCGGCGCAACTCCCTCGGCGCCGGTAACTGGACCGGCGGCAACATCTACCAAGGACGCACCAAGGTCGGCCATGTGAGCTACAACGGCCGCGTCTGGGACATCGAGGGCAAGGAGATCAAATGACCGACCAAATGCGCGCCAAGTTCGACGATCTGGCCGACTACATCGTGACCAGCATCAAATACAACATGCCGGTCACGAAACAAGATATGCGCTTCCTCGAAGCCTACAACGCCATGAGAAAGGCGCAGGATGCAATCGCGGCCGGTAAGCCGGTGCCGCGCTGCGGCCGCGCCGGCAAACGCAAAATCGTCCCAACTGGACGCGGCAAATGAGCGGCATCTTTGGATGGAGTTACCCGCCGGGTTGCAGCGGTCCGCCCAACGAGGACTACCGGTGCGAAGTATGCCTCAAGGACTGCGACGATTGCATCTGCCCCGAATGTCCAGAGTGCGGAGTCCATGGCGACCCCGATTGCTACGAACCTACCGCCACCGGCCACGCCTTGGTGCGCTCGCCCGAACAAATCGCCTCCCACAAGGAGGTGATGGACTACATCGAGGCCCAAGCCGAAGCAGAGCACGAATACTGGAGCAAACGCGCCGAGGAAGATAAGAAACTGGTTGACGAAAACCCAACTGCTGGGTATTATAGAAGCGTATGAGAAACCAAAGAAACCTGAAAACCCTCGCGGACATCAAGGACGCGGTGCGCGCCGGCTCGGAGGTGCGCTGGAGCAACGACAACTACAAGGTTGTCGCAAACAAACGAGGCGACGAGTTCTTCATCGTCTCGCAGTTCAACGGATACACCATCGGCCTCACCCACACGGATGGGGTCACGATGAACGGCAAGATCGAGGACTTCTACACCAAGGAGGCCGCAGCCTAATGAAAATCGTCCACAACCGACTCTTGGGCGGCTGGTTCATCGTCCGCGGGGCACACCAAACGCCCATCAGTGGCCGCTTCGACAGCAAACAACAGGCACAAGCCCACCTTAACCGGAGGCACCTGCCAGAACCCGACGAAACCTACCCAACACCAACGAGGGGAATCCGCATGTCCGGTTCCCCCTTCGCCAGAGGATACTGACCATGCAAACACCATACCGCGACTACACGATCACCTACAAACGCGACCGAAAGACCAAGAAAACCAAAGCGATCATTTCGACAGCCGGCATGAAAATGCACACGACAACTGGATGCCTTACCAAAGCGCGCGCGCGCGAATACGCCGCGCACTACCTCCGGCACTACG